CCAGGTCCCGGCTATGTGGAAAAAGAGGAGGTCGGAAACATCACGTTCGAGGAAGGCGATTCAGGCTCCGGGGTCGCCCAGGTCCATATAATGGGCCTCACCGAGGAAGAGACACAAAAGCTGAAGGATGAGCAATCAAGAATCTTGCTGGCGAGAGCAGATATAGGCAAGCTGGAGAAGGTTCTGCTCAACACGGTGGGAGACCATGCGGCCCATATTGATATGCGCCTCCGGAGGGGCAAAGAGAATACGTGGCAGGGTTCATCGGAAAAATCTCCGGACTCTCCAAGCTCAAGGAGCTGGCAGCAGGGAAACGGGTGTTACGCGCGCCATGGAAACAAGGGCGCATCGGCGAACCGGAAACCGAAGTCATTCGCGGGCCGCTTGGATGGATGGAAGCCGGTGGTCGGCGCATCGATCTTTTCGAGCCGGGATCACCAGGGGCGACATCGCAGAAATGGGGGGCCATTATCCGTATTGACCGATTCCGCTGGAAGATGTACCTCGCAGATGAACACGCGAAAAAGTTCCGCTTCGAGGGCGGACGGGTGTTTGACGGAAACTACTTGTTTTCCTATGTGCCGATCGACGGCGAAAGGGTATGGATGATGAAGCGGCTTGCCGATGATGACCATGAGAAGCCAGTCAAGAAGCAAGAGCCGGGGTTCGAGCTTCGGATCTACAAGCGAGTCAAAACGAAGAGAATTGTCGGCGGCGTCGTCTACGAGCCGGATTCTGTTGATACCCAGGGCGACTACACCACAGCTGATGAGATCCAAGAGGCCATGTACAGGTTCATGGAAAAATATGCCAAGAACAAGGCGAGGATAAAAATCCAACATGAGGGAAAATCGTATGATTTCCCGATTCTTGAGTGTTTTCAGCCGGAGCACGACATCCAACGCGGCGGCAAGGTCGTGAAGGCTGGCTCATGGTGGCTGATGCTGAAGGTCACCGATCCGGATATCTGGAAGATGGTCGAGGACGGGCGTCTGAACGCCTTCAGCATGGGCGGCCACGCGCGGGCCTGAAAAGAAACACTTGACAAGGTATATTTGGTCGCATTAGATTGATAGATGAGCAACCGCGGGATACGCGGCTCGGAGGCAGGGCCGGATGCCTGATTCAAGGCGGGCCATGCCGGCGCCTGGCGTTCGAGGCCACGTTATGCCACGCCGGGCGTCAATTAGGCGCGTTCCCGCGATTCAAGGGGATCCCGCCAAAGACGCCATCGCTCAATCTGAACGTTTGAGGAGGACGCGCGATGGCACGCAAACTCAAGGACCTCGATATCGAAGAGATCAGTCTGGTAGATGCCGGAGCGGTCCGGAAGACGTTCTACATCAAAAAGCAGAGGAGGTCGCTAATGGACCTAATAGAAATCCTGAAGGACATGCTGGGTCCGGACACCGAGCTGAGCGACGATGAGGTCAAGAAAGCCAAGGAACTCACCGAAGACGCCGCAAAAGCGATCGCCGGGGCACTGAAAATCCTTAACAAATATAAGGACGACATGCCCGATGATGTTTTGGGCGCGATCAAGACACTTGCGAAATACGCAAGCTATGGCTACCCGGCAAAGAAGAGCGCGGATGAAGTCGATTTCGTGGCCGAGCTGACCGATGTCGAGAAGGCTGGAGCCCGGCTTAGCAAGGCGACGATCGAAGAGCTGAAGAAGGCGATCGAAATTCTCCGCGGGATCATAGGTGAGCGTGAGGAGAACCTGAAGAAGGGCGCATCGATCGACCTCAACAAGCTCCCGCCCGAGCTGAAGGCACGTCTCGAACGCTTACAGCGGTGGGAAGAGGACCAGATCCGAAAGCAGAAGGAAGCCGAGGAGCGCGAACGCGAAGAGCTGAAGAAAAAGATCCAGGAGCTTACGGACACCGTGAAGAAACTTGCCCGCGGCGAGCCCGTGAGCAAACAGCTCGATGATGACGATGATGACGATCAGGGCTCCGACGACGAAAAGCCGCTGACGAAGGCTGAGCTGGCAAAACTCTCAACTGCCGAACTGCGGAAGCTGGCGGATAAGGGGGTCGTCGACCTCTGGCCGTCGCTTACGTTTGAGCGGCTCGTCGGAGCCGGAGAAGGCAAGGAGAATTGACGATGTTGGGAAGCAAAGACATCTTAAAACGAAAATTCGGGATCAAGAAAGCCTACAACCTGATCTCGATGCCGGAGATCCAGCTTCAGGCCAAGGAAGCCGAACAGTTCATCGAGTACATGTGGGACGAGTCCGTCATGAAGAACTACGCTCGCAAGATCGTCATGGACCGACCGCAGGAGGAGATCCGAGGCATTGGATTCGGCGAGGGTCGCTTCCTTGTACCGGCAAACCAGTTCAACGAGTCGAAGTACAAGAAACAATGGGCGCAGAACAGAATCAGGCTATCCACGGTCGAGCTCTTGGGGGCATTCCCGATCTATGACAAGGATGTTGAGGATTTGAAGCACATCGAAAATGAGGCTTCGTTCAAAAACAAACTCATGTCGATGGTCGCGAAGAAGATCGCCAATGAGCTGGAAGAGATCGGCTACATGGGTGATACTCACGGGCTCAACGGTTTTGCTCCCGACGATGCCCGAAGCACCGTTGATGGATGGCGGTACATCATCAACCACAGCGCCCAGGGCCAGGCGTACTACAACTCGGTCACAGGATCCGCCCACATCAAGGAGGCTTGCGTCTGCCAGAGCCCCGCCCTACAACTGGGAATTCAAGTACCACAAGATGCTGAAGAACATGCCTGCGAAATATAAGACTGCGAATGGCCTGGCCAACATGGTGTTCCTCAACTCCGACCTCGTGACCCAGGACTATCTGGGCGCGCTAAGCGCCAGGGCCACAGCACTCGGCGATGCAATCTTCACAGGCAAGGTTCCGCCCAGCTACGGTAAAGTCCCCATTGTTGATGTTCCGCTCATGCCGACGAACCTCGGCCAGGACGGCGACGGGACCTATGGTCTCATCGGAGGCGGGGATTACACAGACGTGCTTCTGACCGTGAAGAACAATCTCATCATCGGGTTGCAGAGAGACATCAGGATCGAGCCGTGGCGTTATCCGCCCGACCGCGCCTGGTACTTCTTCTACAGCATCCGGGTGGCATTCGCGGTGGAGAACGTCGATGCGGTCGTGTTCCTGCGGTGCCTGGAGCATGAGTGCTGAGATGCTGGCAAGGGCGATAAACTACGGGCGGTCCAGGGCGTTTCCGACATGCCTAGGTAACTTCTTTCTCCCGTACAACACACCGATCGACATCCCGGACGCACGGGCGGCCAGGGAGCTGCAGGCGTTCCCGCTGGTGCATGTCGTGGTATCGCCCGTTCGTTCTTCCTGACGAAGGAGGAGCTGATCAAAAAACTGGAGGAAAGCCATGGAATATCCTCACGCAAACGTTGACACCCATAGCCCGGAGCTCTTCATCAGGGATATCGAGTTCCTGAACTGGCACATAAACCATGATAAATGGGGCTGGTTCAAATACTACACGATGCCCTACGCCCATCGGTTGGAGCTCGATTTCTGCTGCTTCGACTCCGACTGCTGGACCACAACCACGACAGAGCAGGGCAGCGGATCGGCTACCGAGACCTGCATCGACGCCGTGAACGGAGTGCTCCAGATCACAAACGCCGGGGCCGATAATGACCTTGATGAGCTGGTCTATGGCTGCGAGTGTTTCCAACTCGTGGACAAAATGCCGACTGGTGGTTCGGGCTCATCACGGGTAACTCGTTCTTCACCCCGCCAAACGATTACGTCGTTTTCTTCGGCGATGTCGCAACGGGCGGAGACAGCGTGTACTTCGCAAATGCCTTCAACGGAGCCGGAAACCAGGTCGATACTGGGATCGATCTCCCGGATGACACCTGGTACAGGTTCGGCTTCCATTGGGACGGCAATGGCACGATCCGTTGGTTCATCTTCACCGATGCCCAGGAGGGCGGCTACTGCGTCGCCACCGGGTCGGTGACAACCTACATCGTGCAGGACGAAGAGCTCAACGTCGGTTTCGGGATAAGGAACGCAGAGGCAGATGCCCACAGCCTGGACATCGACTACCTCTACGTTGTGCAGAAGCGGGTGACCACCTGATTGGAGTGCGAGACTACAAACAGCCCGCCTCGCTGAGCAAGCCGGCGGGGCGGGCATCCCTGTACCGAAAGAATGGAGTCGTCTATGGGGAACTACATTAACCCGGGCGATGTTACGAGCTGGCCCAGCGGTTGCGACGCCACATGCCAGGCCGAGCAGATCGCGTTCGCCGAAGCGCTGGTTGAGAAGATCCTCGGGCGCCATTTCTATGTCAAGGATTTCGACCTGGAACTCAACGGCAACGGCAAAAACCGAATTACCCTTCCGCTTGAGGCTGACATCATCACCGTCGATCACGTCTACATTTGCGGTGTCGAGCTGGCCGAAACCTGGTACGCATTTGACGAAAACTCTGTCTACTTGAACCTGTGTGGAAGCGGCATCTTCCAAAGCGGAGCCGGAGTGCTGGTTCAGCTGATGGCTGGGGCGGCCGAAACCGAGGGGCTCTTTCCGCGGGGACACAATAACTGCCGATTCGTCGGTACCTACGGCGAGTCGACGCCCCAACCGATAAAGGATGCGATTATCTGGCTCGTTGACGCCATAAATGAAGAGACGTCGGCGACTACAGCTACTCGAAGGGGCTCGCGGGCTACTGGAAGGAAGGCGTGCTGACGGGGGTCGATAAGGTTGACGCCGTTCTGCGCCATTACATCAAGCAGAAAAAGCCCATTGTCATGGCGCCCTGATTGGGAGGTGGTCGGTGAGAGTACCGAAGGACGCGCTGTTCGCTGCGGACCGGTTGACCAACCGGAGGCTTCATGAGGTTCTTCCGGATGGATCATGGAAGGGCCGACCGTGCGTGATCGTTGGAGGTGGCCCGAGCCTCCGTGATTTCGATTTCAGCCTTTTGCGCGGGTGGCGGACGATTGGGATAAACCGGGCGTTTGAGCGCTTCGAGCCGACGATAATCTTTTCAATGGACACAAGGTTCCTTAACTGGCTTCAGGGCGGAAAATATGATCGGCTCCCGGATGGCCGCGGGGCATATGACAAGTTTCTCCGAGCCCGCTCCTACAAGGTCTGGTTGGCGACGTATACGCTCCGTCTGCCGGATAGTTTCTTTATCGTACCCGTGCTCCATAACTATCAGCACGGCCTCCGGGCATTCGGCACGTCGCTCCGCGAGGGGATCGGCCACGGGAATAACTCCGGCTACGCAGCGCTCAATCTGGCGGTCTGCCTTGGGGCCGACCCGATCTACCTTCTCGGATTCGACTGCAAACACAGCGACGGCCGGAGCCATTGGCATTCCGGTCACCCGCTCGTCCAACGCGAACAGACCGTCAAGAGCTTCGTCAAATACTTCGAGCGTGCGGCGATGCTGACTCGCCATCTGCCAAACCGGATCGTCAACTTGGGACCCGACAGCGCGCTCCGCTGCTGGCCTAAGGAGGACTGGAGAGAGGTGTTGCATTGAAGTGCGGTGTTGTTAAGGATAAAGTCTGGGGACGGACAATGCTCATCTTCCGGACGGCGAACGTTGAAGCACACTATCTGGAGATTAAAGCTGGCGGCTACTGCTCAAAACATCGGCACGTCAAAGGCAAGAGTAACCTCTTCCATGTTATTTCGGGGCGTCTGGTGGTTCGAGTCTGGGATGCTATGGGTGAGAAACTCATCGACAGCACCGTACTTGATCCCGGGCAGATTACGGTCGTTGCGCCGTTGCTCTGGCACCAGTTCGAGGCTGTCAAGCCGACACGCTGCTATGAGATTTACGAGACGAGGGTGGATCCCGAAGACATAGATCGCATGAATGAAGGGGGCATCAGGGGATGAGGGTGGCGATCTACTCCAGGACACCGATGGCAGGTGCACCGTGGGAGCTGTACAAGGCGCTCCGCCGCTACACCGACTTGGACGTTTCATTGGTGAATGATTTCGTCCGGTATGCCGACGGGCGCGTTTTCCCGCACCATCTGATCCTAAGCTCGCAGAACGGAACGGCACGGGCCGCGATGGAGCGCGCCGAGGTCTGGCATGTCAACAACTATCTGACTCAGAGGATCAGGCGTTTGCGGCACTCCCAGCGTGTACTGGCCCAATTCCACAGCCTTCCGCGCCTCGGAAACTGGCGCGACCTCATGCGATGGGCCGATACGAGCTACACGATCGACCAGCCCGGCCAATTGGCCGAGTACGGCATCCCGGGGCTCCCAAACATCATCGACCCCGATGAGCTCGTGCCGCAGCGCAGGCCGACGCGGGTCGCTATAGCATTCGCGCCGACGAACAGAATGCCTCCTGGTCGGCCCGACTCCAAGGGCTACCACCAGGTGAAGGCGATTCTTAGTCGTGTCGCGACAAAGCGTGCCGTCGACATCATCTGGATCGAGGGGCGGCCATACGAGGAGAATCTCCGGATGAAAGCGCGGGCCCACATCTTGATCGATGATGTCGTCACGGGAAACTGGCACCGTACGGCTCTTGAGGGTGCAAGCCTCGCCTGCGCTGTCGTATCGTCCTCACGCCGATCACCTTTCGTCTATGCGACGCTTTCCACCCTGGAGGAGCGACTCCTGTGGCTCATAGACAACCCGGCGGCCATGCGGGACTATCAGGAGCGGGCCCGCCTCTGGATGCTTCAGGAGCGCCACCCAATCGAGCTTACGAAAAAATACGTTGCCGCTTATCGGAGGGCGCTCAATGCACGTTAACGTGGTGATCCCGACCTTCGCAAGGCCAAAGCTCCTGGCGAAGACCGTCGCATCACTCCGGGCTCAAACATACCGCGACCTGAGTATCCACGTCATCGTCGACGGGAACTCGGATGTCCTGAACCAGGCGCGTGGGCTAGGGGTGGACGTTTACTATAACCGCCAGCGGGTTGACTGGGTTTGGTCAATGAATGAGGCTTTGGGCCGAATTCGAGAAGGGGCGGTTGTCTACGCGAGTGACGATCTGGAGTTCGATCTGCAGGCGGTCGAGATGGCGGTTAAGCGCCTCCGAGCCGAAGCACCAGATGGTGACGCCTTGGTTGCCATAACTCAGGATGTTCGAGGGTGTAGCTCGGCGTTCGGGATCCTCGGCCCGGCTTTCATCAAACGCTTTCCGCGCCGGGCCGTTTTCTGCCCGGACTACGTACACTACGGGTCGGATTTTGAGCTTGGTAAGTTCGCCCGGTCAATTGGCCGACTTTACACGTGTCCGGCCGCACGGGTCAAACACCACCGGCTGAAGGATGAGACCTATCGGATGGCGAAGCCCGTCGAAAGCAGAGACCGAATGTTCCTCAGAATGCGCCAGGAACGTGGTTTACTGTGGGGGGCATCGTTTGATCTTCTGAGCGAGAGGGGCAAAAGATGGGCTGGCTGAAATACATCATCATGCCGAAAAACGACGGGCAGCGATATTATGCGGTTCACTACAACTCGCATGATCGCCACGACGCCCAGCGGCGGACTTATCCGTTCACTCCGGTCTCATTTCACAACTGGACACAATTTGCAGCGCTCAGGGAGAGAATCCGCTACGACGCACGGGGCGAATTCATCCTGAATGCGCAGCGGCCGGGAGCCGCGGCGAAGCAGCGCCGGGCGTTCGTCCAGGCTGTTTTACGCCGGGAATACGGACCGATGCTTGACACCGCAATAACCGACCAGGCGGGATTCTGGAAGCGGGTCGGACAGTCTCTCGTGGCTGTCTGCGTACCGGGCGCAAGAAACGATATCCTCGACCGTGGCCAACTTCAGCTCTGGGCGTTCGGTATGTGTACGATATCGCCACGCCTGGAGATTGTCTT